AAAGAAGAATTATTAGAGGCAGTTCCAAATGCCCGTACGGTTCCACAAATCTTCCTAGACGGAGAACTTGTGGGTGGGTTTACAGAACTCAAACAAAAATTAACAGAAAGTATCTAATGGAAATCGGAAAAGTATATACATTTAAATTAAACAGCGGTGAAGAATTGATTACTAAAGTAGTTGAAATCACTAGAGATAATATTATGATTGAAGAACCTGTAAGTATTGCGCCAAGTCAGCAGGGTATGGGATTAGTTCCTAGCATGTTTACCGCAGATCCGAAGGGTAAATTTACGCTAAATACTAGTAGCGTTAGTCTTTATGCTGAGACAGAAGATAACGTAAGAATGAAGTATTTAGAAGCAACAACTGGTATTAAAGTACCAGACAAGAAAATTGTATTAGGATAACATGGCAGCATTGAGTAGGAAGGGTGATGCAAATCAAACTGGTGGACAGATAATACGTGGGGCCGACACGGTGTATGCCAACGGAATTAAAGTTGGGTTACATGTAAGTCCTATCACCCCTCATGCTCCTTGGGGTTCTCCTCATCCACCGCATGATGCCCCTACTACAACTGAAGGTAGTCCAACTGTATTTGCAGAATATTGTCCTGTATTAAGAATAGGGTCGGGCAATACATGCGGACATAGTATTGTCCAAGGTAGTGAAAATATATATGTACCATGAGTGATACAGGAAAACAAAGCCCATTAGGCGTTAATGTAATGAGTGGTTTACTCCAAGGCAAAGGCTTTTGGGTTAATCAACCTACATCTACATATGTAGGCTCTAGCACCAGTATTAGTAACTACACTTATGGTAGTATCATATCATCTACTATATTGAATAATGCAACTAATGCAATAAGACAAGGCTGGGTTAGATATAATGCAGGTGAATTATCCGGAACTACCTATAACAATCTTATTGCTATGGGAAGTTCAACTATACCTGCATTAGGTAATAGTATCCCTCCTAATTACTCCGGAAGTCAAAGTTATAATATTGCATATTCTGGACAAAATGCTAGTTACGGATATGTGAGAATATTTCCGTGGCAAGGCTATAATGAATTTAACTACAACAATACATTAGCATTGTCAAACATGTATAATGATTTTGTTGGGTCATTTATAGCTGCCGGGTCATTTATTGACTATTCAAATAAATCAATTATGGCAGCACAGAATTCTTTGAATTTCTTAGAAGGTACATTCAGTAACATGAATGATTTGATTACTGCTGATGTTACTAATGTAAGTTTATCTACAGGTGAATTTGGTAGAGATTTGATTAATTTAGGTAAAGCATTAGACTTGTCAACTATTTGGACATTTGGATATCCTTCTAATTTATTAGCAACTCTCAAAAAATATAATGCATTAACACCTTCCGTAGCTGTAGCATTATTGTCTACTGGGTTATCTACTAGTGAGATTGATCAAATAGCAAGCAATACAAACGTTACTAAAGATCAACAACAAAAAGTGTATTCAGCATTTTTAATAATTGCCGGGGTAGATTTAGCTGCTATCTTAGTATCATTGAATTGTAATACTGCTGGATTAGTAACATTAGCTGATTTACTTAACGTGAAAAAAATGTTTCCGTTAAGCTATCTAACATTGACTGTACCTATATATAACGCGGTACCGGGACCAACTAATAGCAAAACATATTATCCTATCTTTACTGTTAATGCTGTGAGTCCTGTGTTATCTACACCGGCAGTAGAAGCGATTGTCGGAACAACTATACCACCAGGTGAACCACCGTATCCATATACTGATAGAGAATCTTGGAAACAACGTGATGTGACAGCAGTGAGCCTAGGATTGTGGAAACCAGCAGATGTTGGTCAAGCTATTGATAGGTGGGGCGGGAGTGGAATGAGTGGTGGACGCGGTGGACCAGGACCTGGCGGCGGAGGAGGCGGATAATGACAATTTTGCAAGATTTCCTACAACTATTAGATGGCGGCGGCGGTGGATATATTGGCGGTGGCGGTGGCGGTCAAGTTGAAATTCAAAACGACAACGGTACGCTAACAGTTGCCCCTGTAATCACAAATAACAATAGTGCTACACCACCATCTGAGATAACAGTAAACTATCAAATTTTACCTGAAGGATTTGGATCATATCTTCAGGGTATATTGCCTGATGATATAGCTACCTCTGCCGGTGCGTTCAGTGCATCAATGCAACAGATAAAGAATATAAGAAAAATTGACATTGAAAAATTTGCACAAGCAGTAACAAGTTTAGAAACTACGGCTAATCTACCATTAACTGCTGGAACTAATATACCAGTTGATTCACAAGATGCACAAGCTGCTATTACATTAATAGCGTTGGGTAGTGGCCCATATAATACATTTACCTATTCAGACTTCTTTGGATGTATGTCTGGTTTAACTTATGATTGGGTAGGGTTACAAACAGCAATATCTAATATGCCAACTGGAAATCTATCAACTATATACAGTAATCTTTATGCCGCAACACAAGGCCCGACGTTGGGATTAGATGCTGCTGTACAGGCGCAGATAGATTTAGCAAATGCTGAAATTGCTGTAATTCGTTCAACATACCCAGGACAGTCTATGGAGTTAAATGATTTGTGGGAAACTACTGCTACGCAATTGAATATTGAACAACGTGCTAGAAGTGTGGGGTTGTCTCCTATTCCTTCTCCTAGAACGGCAGATTTGTTTCCGTACCCAACGATGGTGTATAGTTTTACTGATAGCATACCGATATACGCTAAGTTGACACAATCAAATATGGCTGCACAAACTTTAGAAGCTATATCTAATCTAACTGTAAATACTGGACAAAGCATAGTTGCTATGATGCGTTCAGAAAGAAATCAAGCACGATTGCTTGAAGTGGGTATTCCATTAGATGACAACATACCTGATTTTATCCCGTTGGCTGCTCAAGCAGACGGTGCACCTTCATACCCGTTTAACACTGAACCAGTAGAAACACCGACATATGCTCCAGAATCAAGTGTCGCGGCAGTATTAGGAATAGGAACACCCGATGGATTACCTGTACCAAGCCCTGATATAGGTATAGGCACTGCGGGTATAAGTCAAGTATCTACTACCGGACCATTCTTTGAACCACTTGTTAATGTTGAGAGTCAAGGTGGAGGACCGATAGTTCCTGGTAGTTTAGCAGGATCGCCGTTTACTAAATTAATACCACCTGCATTAAATCCAATATATACATCTAATGTATTATTGCCGGCATCACTAACCGTCGCTCAAGCAATTGAACAAGTTATCACTTGTAATTGTGATTGCTGGGTACAATAACCAAACAGTTTGGTTATTCAACAAAACTGTAGTATACTACAGTGAAAGGAAATTATGTTATTATCATTAAAAAATAAAATAATAATAATGACCATGATGTTTTTAACAATCATGGCTATTCCTTCGCCTACACAAATTGCTGTTGATTTTCCCACTATCAATCTAAAGAAAATTGATATGAAACAAGTAGCATGTATGGCAAGAAATATTTATTATGAAGCAGGGGCAGAAGCAATGCCCGGACAAGCCGCCATCGCCAGAGTGGTATTGAATCGTGTTAACCATGGGTTCGCCGAAACACCTTGCAAAGTTATATATCAAAAGACATTAATCAATGAAAACGTTGTGTGTCAGTTTAGTTGGGTTTGTGAAGGGAAAGGCGATCCAAATAAATCAACTCTAAAATATAAGCAAGCTGAAATGATTGCATATCAAGTAATGACTGGAATGTATAAAGATGTTGTTCCCAAGACAGCATTATTCTTTCACTCAATTGCAATTGATCCATTGTGGCCTTATAAGCAAGTAGCAAGAATTGGCAATCACATCTTCTATAGTAAGCAAAAGGTGAAGAATGAACAGAAGCCCAACAAGAAATGAGTTTCGTACTAAAATGTATAGAGACTCTTTAGCAGAAGATCCATTGAATGAAGATGCTATTAATAGTATACAACATTACGAAGATTATGATATTCAGGATAAATTAAGGGCTCAAGACCCAGAGTGGCGCAAAGATAACTTAGAGTATGACTTGCGTTCAACTGAATGGATTATAGAGAAAGCTAAAAGTGATAATGTATATGCTCAACACTTATACGCAGCAATTTGTAATAATGAGTTTCAAAGAAATGATGTATGGCCTATACTAACTGGTAAAAAATGGGGTGCTAGTTGGAGACATGCTGGGGCAATAGTTGCTGATATGCGTGAACAAGGTGACTACATGGATTGGTACTGTACTGGTATACAGAGTGATGAACCAATTGATGATGAAGTATTTCAGAATATGGATGATCATCAAAGACGAGAGGTTTTTGAAGCTAAAGCATATGTTAGTGAAAGTGTAGTTACTGATGAAATCCGTGAAGATTTGTTCAAATTAGGCTGGATTGTCATACAAGATACATCAGCCGACTAAATACGATAGAGGAGATACTATTATGTTAGAAACATTATTCTGGTTATTTTTAGGTGCATTCGTCGGATGGAACTTCCCTCAACCTCAGTTTGCTAAAAACATTCAAGCAAAAGTTTTAGCTATGTTTAGTAAAGAGGCTAAATAATGGCTTATTCACAGCAAGTTGTTGACCACTACGAAAATCCACGTAACGTGGGTAGCTTTGGTAAGGATGATCTAGATGTGGGTACAGGTATGGTTGGAGCCCCTGCATGCGGGGACGTAATGAAATTACAAATTAAAGTAGAAAACGGGGTTATAACAGATGCCAAATTTAAGACATATGGGTGCGGGTCGGCAATTGCTAGTTCAAGTCTTGTCACAGAGTGGGTCAAGGGTAAGACATTGGATGAAGCTGCAACCCTCAAGAACTCTACCATCGCAGAACACCTCGCCCTCCCCCCAGTTAAAATACACTGCTCCATCCTCGCCGAAGACGCCATCAAAGCCGCAGTAGAAGATTACAGAAAGAAGCACTAATATGAGTACCGAAGCTGATAAACTTAAGCATAG